AGATCAAATGCTTCTCCGGCCAATTGAAATGCTAAATTTGCTTGATCAAAAGCGGCCGCAGCATTGATTATAGCACCACCCAAAGGTAATGAGTTTGCAAAGGCGAAGGCAGCATTAGCAACATTATAAGAAGAATTAGTAAGAGCATAAATGGAGTTTGTTCTAACTACGGTGCCATTAGCATAGTCATATGCCGAATTAGCAAGATTCCATGCAGAATTTACGGTATTGGCAATTGCTTTCGTAGCATTGGCAGTATTTGCGGCATAACCGGCATCCAAAATTGCGGTATTTGATAGATCATTTGATTGACCTACTTGTATATAAAGAGTATTAACATAGGTATTAACATTGTTAGAAAGGTCTGAAATATTAGAAGTTAAGTTTGCACTTGTTGAATAAAGTTCACTAAAGTTATTATCAACTTTAGTGAAAGCATCTCTCATTACATCGCCGGTACCATCATTTGCTACTGTACCAATGTTAATATATTGCTGTGTCATTGTGCCTTTTCCGCTATTTGTTTATCTATTTATGTTTCTGTTTCAGGCCACTCTATAATATCAATATTATATCCGTAATCGTCTGTTGGATCAGCATTAATAGGATCAGGTGTAATAGTAATTTGCGCCAACTTTAGTGGATCTACATAAAATGAATCCAAGGTACAAACACCATTGGTGGAAACCGCATGGATAGTATTATTGACTTTGAACGATCCTTGTGTAGCACCTATTACCAACTGATTTAGTGTGTTATTGAAACTAACCACAATACCTGTCGCAGTAGCAGTATGATAACTATTACCCTGGAAAACAGTATCGTTTATCTTAAACGTTCCACTAGTATTTGAAGTATTTATCCTTGTGATATATCCAGTTTGCAAACTTGGATTGTTGTAAATATTTGCATAAACGGTACGAATGATCTTTGGATAAGAGATTGGGCCATAGTAATACATCTTCATGGTAAAGTTAAGTGTCCAATTAACATATCTTACCGAATCAAAATCACCTTCATACTGGATATCATTTGAAACATTATTGAGAATGATAGGAACATCTTTCAATGCGCCAAGGTCTGGTATCATATTAGTAGATACCGTGAAATCTGGATTAAAGAATGGTAAAATCTGTTCTACAATCTGAGTACCGTCGTCTATATTACGGGTATAGATATTCAATTGAAAATTAATATCATAAGGAACACCCATATAAGATGCTGTAACATGGGTTGTGGTATTGGATCTTGCTGCTTTTAAAAGTGAGTTTTGTTTTCTGGATGCATCATAAGATATACCAGTAATCTCAAAACCCATTCTAGGCAGAATTGTTTGTACCTGACGTAGTAAATCTGGATCGGAAAAAATACGAGTAACCATCTTCTCTTTTGGTGAATAGATAATAGGTACCAAAAAACGATTTGTTTCTACACCTGTCTGATCATTCTTTCTAACCAATGTTATATCATCAAATAACCGTCCAAAAAGAACAACTGCTTTACGTGTTAGTTGATGATAAAAAGGACTATTACCTAACATTATGGTGTTCCAAATGGGTTAGTTTCGGATAGGTCAAGTATAACGCCTGCATCCGTATTTACTTGTTTATTATCAAACATCTCATAGAATGTATGATTTTCTTTATTATCATATCCAACCAAGTTGTATATTGCCTGGCTTGTATTACCAATCAAGTTGGCACTAGTTTCAAACTCACCAATAATGTTATAAACTAAAACGGTATTATTGGACGCAAACCATTCTTTGATAGTGGCCTTTGTATATGCACCATTCCAATTACCATTTGATGATTGATAAACATTTTCACCAACAAGGTAATCAAGTTTATTAGGCCCAACTTGAGATAGATTTAGTGCCATGCTGTAGTTATTATCAATACCAACTTGATCAATCTCTTCAATACCTGTGTTGATAGGTGCTTGGTCACCACGGAATGCTTCACATCTCATCTCATAGACAAATGGTAATCTTTTACCTATGGAGTGAAACATTAGTTCTTGTTCAACAAATTTGATCTCATACATCTTATGAAGGACAGGAATATATACCAAATCTCCTTCTTGAGGTCTTTGTCTGATAGAACCTGGTAGTGTATTGAGAAAAGACCTACGCGAAAGGACGAACGTATCTGTGTCCCTGATCTCTAATCCGAACTTGGAGAAGAAATCACCTTGACCTTCATGCCCGGTGACATTAGAGAGATAGGCCTCAATAAGATATGCTTTGTTAAAGGCACTCTTGGAGTATTCGCCAAAAACCATATCTCCTTCATCAAAAGACTCTCTAGGAACATAATAGACATTATGACCCATTATCTGTATAGATTCCACAATAACATCTTCCATAAGTAGATATTCGTTTGTTACTCTTTCTTCGGACGGAAAATTCTGAAAATAACGATTGGTAGCGATGTTAGCCTCCTACCTGATCCGGAAATAAATATTTAAATGAACCATCTGGTTGATACACTCTTTTTCTTCCTATTTTGGACTGAGACACTTTCTTTCTATTTTCAGGATTCGCCATGGAATTTTTTTCACCCGTTCCTTTACCCTTACGACTTTTACTAACTTTTTTCTTTGTTTCTTCAGATAATACTTTATTCAGGTTTGCCTGCCGTATAGCCTCTTTAGCCTCTTCTGAATGTGTATAAGTCCAACCTGTTGGTTGAACCCATCCTTCCGGCCTTTTAGAACACCTTTTTTTATAATCTTCTTTTTCTTCTTCAGATAGACCATTCCACCAACGGGTCATTCCCTCTTTTGTTTTTTCGGATATAACCTTTTTTTGATCAGGGTTTTCTTGGTATAATTTTTTCATACTATCTGACATTTTTTTCAAAGTTTCGTCTGATAATACTTTACCTAATGAACCTTCACCACCATCTGTGGCATTATATCCTTTGTTTTTGGTATCCAATTTTACTATCCAGTATTTCTCTTTTTCCATCATTTCTTCATATGTTGAGGCGGAATCTATTTCTTTAATGGTAAAGTTTTCCTCTCCATATTTCTTAATGGCCTTTTGTATATCTAGTTTCTTTCCTTTAGAACGACTTCCTTGGATATGTTTTTCATATCTTTCATCAATTGTTTTTGTAGTAACACCAACATATTTTTTGCCATTCAATTTATTCTCCATACAATATACTTTCATTGTAACCTCCGTGAAGTTTATAACCTTATTTAGTAAAGTTACATCCTCCACAATTCTTTGTAGGGTCTAGCCAACTAAAAACTGGGGCGGTTCCTGATAACTATCCCTAATCATTTGCTCAATCTCTTTAATCTCGGCAACAGCCTCATCAAAAACCTGTTGACCATTCATTGTAATACCGCCTGGTAGTTGCATACCACCAAACTTCTTCATGTTGTTACCCCACTGTTTTTTAATATATGCTGTACCAAGGGCCTTGAGCATACGATTATTCCAGAATAAGGTGAACTGGTTTGGATCGGTGACAACTTTACCTTGAGTGACGATCCACTGGCCTGGTGTAATGTCTGTGGCCCACGCCCAATCAATATAAAGTCTGTTATTGATTTGATTATATCGGATAGGGGTTTCACCAGAAAAGATCATATCCAAGGTACGCATATGCTGCATTGTCAAGGCATAGTTTACATAAGAGGTTGAGGATAGATCCCAAAGGTCGTTTAGACGGAGTTGATATCGAAGGTCAAAGAAGGTCATTGACTGGTTGGTACCACCAACTGGGAATATCTGTGTGACGGAGTTTACACCATCCGGTAGTTGGATATACTGATTAGTAATATCTGTGTCGGTGATCTGATGCTTTAGATAAGTCTTTTCAGTTCCATCATAGTGGAATTCTTGAAAGTATTGAACGGCAATAGTGATACAATCTTCGGCCTGCACATCATCAACGTTGACCTTAATGACTGGTTCACCTAGTTGACGGAAGCAAAGAGCCTTGAATTCTTCTCTGGATGCCGGTGCTGATTGTGCCATAGTAATCCCTTTATATGGTATTTCATACTATTTAGGAATCTTTACCGGAACTTTGGTCCTTCCACCCATATCACCACCGATTTACGAACCCCAAGATATACTGGTTTTACTCTGTGAATCAAAAATGAAGGAAAAGCAATGATGGTACCTTTTTTCATTTCCGGCGGTGTCATTGGGCATTCTTCATTAGAAATATTTAATTCAAATTCTCCACCTGAAAAATCTTTAACAGGATCTTTTAATAACATAACACAAGTTAATTTCCTAATTTCATCCATATTATTATCAGGCATAAATCCCATTACAGTATCCATATGCCAATCATATTTACCTTGATCATTAGAATTATAAACGGTATATTGAAATGCTTCATAACCATTTAATTCAAAACCATAAAATTCTTGGTTTATATTATTTATAGCATTATTAAAACGATCAAAGATCCAAGATGTTTTATCATTTCTATTAATAAAACATACTTCAGATTTTCTTACTTTTTCTATTTCTTCTTGATTATTTGCACCTATTGTTAATGCACGTTCTCTATCATAAGTATCACAGATATTTTCAAAATCATTTAATTCACAATCTGAAAAAACGCCATTCCAATAAACATAATAAGGAAACGACTTTCTTCTTTCTTTTGGATTATTCACAATTTTATTATATATCATAGTATAATTCCTAATTAATTAAACTGTTGGGCCATTTATCGTACCTACATTTATATATGTTATGTTAGAGTTACCATTTATCGCAGAACCTTGTGCTCCTGCTGCTCCTGGTTGTCCTGTGGCACCTGTGGCACCTGTTGTTCCTGCTGCTCCTGGTTGTCCTGCGGCGCCTTGAGATCCTGTTGCGCCGGCCGTTCCTGCTGCTCCTGGTTGTCCT